GTACTGCCTGGGATTAAGGTTGCTATATTGGCTACTTCTTTATTAAAATCGATTGCCGCCTTTACTGTCAATCCAAAGGCTGCAGTGATAGCTGCCCCCGCAATGGTCACTGTTTTACCGACACTTGCCATTTTTGTAGATATAGCACTCATGGATTTCTCTGTTTTGCTTTGTGCATCAGCTAAACCTTTGGCTAATTGAGTATCCCTTGCTGATATTTCTACAAAAGCATCACCCACTTTAGTCGCCATTGAACCACCACCTTAATATTTCGTTGGGGTTTTTACCCCCTTCTTTTTTGCCATGTTAATCAAATCTTCTGTACTTGTGGATTCTCCTGATTTTGGTTTGCCACCTGAAAGCATTTTTATAATTTCCGGTATCTCATCTAAATATGAATTAAACTGATAGAAAGACATATTATCCAATTCAGCAAGTGTAAAATTATAATATCTTTTTAAGAGAGCAAAGGCACGTTTCCAGGTTATTTCTTCTTTGCCCTCTTTGGGGGGTTTTTTGCCCGTCCCCCTATATTCATTATGATATCAAATATTTCTTTATAATTCTCTAAATCTATCAGCTCGTCCATATCTTTTAAGGTCATTCCCGGTTGATATTTTAGCAAGCTCCGCCAGAGCATAAAGCAAACCCCATCCACAGTAGATATTTCTTTCTGTTCGTTTATCTGGCCATCCAGAATATTGTCTATTATTTTCATTCTGTCGGTTCTGTAATCACTCAATATAACAACTATCAATCTTGCTCTTTCTTTTTCATCTTTTACTGTATCCTGAATCATCTCTATTTCTTTTTTTCTCATTTCCTCATTATCATATTGCATAACATCCTGGATTATCTTGATCCGCTGCCCTTTAATATACTGTCGAAATTCCGCTAAATCCCGCATACCATATACGCCAAGTTTATATTCCTTACCTTTTATAGTAATTGGGATACCGCTGCCAGTTATGTTCTCTAATTTATCACTCATAATATTACTCCTTATTTATTTTTTATTCGCTTTCGTAACTCAAAAGTCCAGTTCCCTGAAATTCAAGGGATTCATTAATTATAGTGTCAATTGCCACTGCTGGATTCAAGCCTTTTACAATTGCCCACCCTTCATAACGCAGTTGCGGATCAGCGTCTGTATCCATGAATAATTTTATGATTTTAGTAACCCCTAACCAAGCATTTAAGGATTCATTAGTCATCCAATGTCTTTCTGCTGAAGCTGCCCATTCTTTCATACCGCCCAGAAATTCTTTCCAGCCACTACTTTGGAAATCAGATTTATCTAAAGTAGCCACTGCTTGAGTGATCGCCCAGTTAAAAAATCCACCTATTTGAGTTATTGCATATTCATCATAAGTAGCTAATACCGCTACCGCACTTCCAGGAGCAGTATTAAGAGTCACTTTCCCCGAAACTGTATGTAAATATTTATCAGTTCCTTGTGTAATCCCTGCCACTTTAACAATTATGTCTTTGTCTACTGCCTGCGGAGTAACACCTATCCAATCAAGTTCTTGATAGAATGTAGTTGTGGCGATAGACACAAAACTAAGTTGTATTATCTTGACATCGGTTAAATCCGCTGCCGTTCCGCTATTGCCATCGGGTGTGCCTAATAGTAAAGCCTGCCTTGTCCAAGTTGCCGCTGCAAAAGTTAAATTCCAGTAACTGCGGTTTGCACTACTATCAACTACTTCAAATCTGGCACTGGTAAATCCACTTTGAGCTAATTCAGATCTTACCCAAAATAGTATATAAGCCCTATCGTGCCAATCTTGTACATCGTCAATTGTAAATAGACATAGACAAGTCTGTGCACCAGCCACAGTTGTAACGTTATTCTTAATGCAATATGTGCCTTCTTTTTCATCAGTGCCATCTGCTGTTAAAGTTTGGGCTGTAGCCCCTGAACTTGTCCAGTCGCCTGCAAGAAGGCTTCCAACCGCTGTTGGAGATACCGCTTCACAATCGGCTATAACTTCCTGTAGATAAAATATCGTATTAGAAGCATCGCCAGTTCCGATAGGTTTGTCAGTTAGAGTAGCTACAGTACCAGTTTGAGCATATACTGCTCCAACTTTTCCCGCCTGTTCTGCCATTATATATCACCTCTTTTCTTATTTAAAATATTAATTACGGAGTAAAGGTCAGTGTCGAAGTTCCTTGATAACTATAACTTACGGTATTTATACCATCAACGGTTACCCCTGGATTTATAGCTGTTATAATTGCACTTCCATAATATTCAGTCGTGCCCGTTAACCCTAAATGTAAAGTATAAGTACTACCGAGAGTTAAGGGAGTCCCATCCAAGCTACCATCAAAGCTACCATTCCATTCTTTAAGCGTAAGTTTAAATTCTTTTAATCCACTACTTTGAAAGTCGGTAATGTCCCCAACATTCGCTAATTGAGGGCAAGTCCAGCCTTTCATGCCAGCCACTACATTACTACCTTCTTTAACGTATCCTCCATATCCTGCACTTTCAGCCATTATTAATCACCTTCCTTTCTATTTTATTTTTTACTTACTTTTGTATCTCCATGCGATATTGCACATCCATTTTCCAAATTGAATTCTCCCTTGTTAATATATTAAATTCTCTTTTTAGATATATGAAATTATACCCCTCTACAACTAAAGTCGTCCAATCATATAAGGTTTTGAGTTTTTCAAATATATCTAATATAGTTACCGAGCTACTACTATCATCGAATATAGAAAATTGAATTAAAGAATTTTCCATATCTTCTGTGAATGTCCAATCTGCTACATTGCTAATTAAATGATATGTTATATAAGGATATGCCGTCCCCTGCGGTGCTTCGGTTAGATACAATCCTGTTACTGCACCGCTAAGGTCTTCATCGTTGCTAAATTTTGTATATATACCCTCAAATAATACTTGCATATTCCCTCCTTATATAATCTTCTTAAATAATTCTAATATCTTCTTTTCGTTCATGTGTAAAGCAGGTCGTAGATATGGCTTCGGTGCTCGATTATATGCAGGATCTTCACTACCCATTTCAACTATTCGAGCATATTCTACATTGCTTCCTACCCTACCAGTCGTGCCTTCTATCTCGTGGGTAATTGAGCTTCTTAATCTATTTGTAATTACAGGACACAATATTTTAGCGTCACGTTCCACCATTAAACAAGCCTTCTCCATAATCTTTTTATTAGCTTTGTTTATTTTATCTATAATTTTAACGCCATACCATAAAACATTACTTGCCATTTATACTTCCTTTCTAAAAACATCTTTCCCCACAAAATGGACAATAAAATATCGTCTCATCATGCCAAAAGAAGTTCCATTTATTATAAGTGATTTTTTCTTTATCTAACATTTCTTTCATTTTATCACAACATATTTTGTCAATAGTTAATATATAACTGGTTTTCATCATTTTATACTTCCTCCAGCAAAGTTATTCGTAATCGCTTATCCTGATTAGCCCCTATATTAGCAGGGAAAAGTATCTTAAATTTTCTTGTGCCATATCGGAATATATCCTCAGCCGTTACAGTCACCCCAATAGGAAAGTCAATATAGAAATAGTGCGATGATATAACTATCAGTTTGTCAGCACTCAACCGCTCATCACCTGTAATGGTAGATAATACACCTTTAATATATCTTTTGCCTTCTACGGTGGTAGTCCAGCCCCCCATGCCATCACTTACAGTAGTTTCACGCCTCAATTCAAGAGTTACTTTTTTGCCTATCATACTATCTCCCTCTTCACATATTTACTATCTAATATATCCAAAGCCTCCTTCGGCACACTGCCACTATCACAAGTTATGCTAACATCCCCTACTTTGTAATTTTTAACTCCAAAAATCTCTTCTTGCCTTGCCTGATAGATTGCCTTAACTATAATCTTAATCGCTAATTTCAGGTCGTTTATGTTAATAATAGAATACTTGATATAATAAGTCATCCTGATGTTACCATGTCCCTCACTAAATCCTGCATTATAATATATATGGTCAGGAAATACTTCGTAGTCATCTTCATCAACTTCGGTGTCGTTAATCCAGAGTTCCCGGAATAACGATAATATAACATTATCATCACTGGTATCAGCTACAATAGTATCGGTAAAAGTTATAGCCAGAGCAGCCACCCCGCCAGTAGCTATGGTAAGTAGACCGCTATTGCTATCAGAATTTTGCACTAATACCTTATCGCCTGCTTCAAAACCATCGGTTATAAAGCTGCCGCCATCAGCCCTCGTTACAGTTTTACCGGTAGCGTCCCAGACCAAGCCGTCAAGATTAATCGCCAATACCGGATATTGGTCAAAATAGATTATGCTGTGATCATTCCCGTCGTGTCTTTCCTTTACATATAAGGCATCTTCAAACTTCCGATAGCAATGATTTTCCACCCAGTCCTCAACCGAGCCGTGTATATCCGATATAATTGCTGACGGATCACTGGCTGCTATATCTGATGTTATAGACAAGGCTGCCGCATGGTCAGCATTAAAGCCAAATAGAAGCCCTGCGTCGCTACCAGTATTCGTGTAGGTTATTGTATGCCCTGCGGTAACTGTTATAGTAAACTTCTTTGTGTCAGTAGAATAGGTTACGGTATTTGAGCCAAAAGCCGCAGTTATTTTGCTTTGTAGGTTAGTAGCTAAATCAGCCCCATTATATGTGCCATCATCTACTTCTACATTCGTGGCACTGCCTGTGTCATAGGTCAAAACTAATACATCATGAGAAGCATTGACTACAAAATAGCCCACATCTACGTCTAAAAAACTTAATATATCGGTTAAGGATACTATCATTTAATCACCTCATCACTATTTTACGGATTAATTCATCACAAAAACATCGAAAATCGCCATAATTTACAGTGCCTTCAGCATAATCATACTTTACGATTACTTGGATTGAACCATTTTCTTGTAATTTAGCATTCTTTAGTTCAGCTATAATAAGTTTTATATTTTCTTTTGTCATTTAATCACCTTCTTTAACTTCTTCAACCTTTTCTATAACAAACTTCTCATATAAACTGAAATGCTGCTGTGTCAATTTTTCCTCCTCATCTAACTTCTCCAAAGCACTAACGATTATTGCCTTCGCTATGTCACCGAAAACAATCTCCTTATCCTCTACTTTATCCC